CCGCATCTCTAAGTGCAGACACATGAATGAATACATCTTTTTCTTTATCTTCACGTTCAATAAAGCCATAACCTTTTGCTCCATTAAACCATTTTACTTTTCCGTTCATATTAATTAAGCTGATTTTCTTTCTCTCGCCATTTTCTTAAATGTTTTAGCTAAAGCTTTAGCTCTTCCTGTACATCCTGGTTTTGTAATCGGTGTACATTTTCCTTCTGTTCCTCTTTTCTTAATTGAAGCAGTAGCTTTTTGAATCCATCCACCTTTAGCGGCATAAACCCTTTTTTTAGATCTCAGTGGAAAAGCTGCTGTTGAATCAAAATATTGAGGCATTATTTTTTAAGTTCTTTTACTATTCTTCTTTTTTCTGCTTTAAGATTTCGTTTACCTTTTCTGCTACGTCCTCTTTCAGCATCAACACGACCGAGTTCTTCTAGTCTATTCATTCGTCTTGTGTTACGAGCTTTGCCACCTCTTTTAAGAGCTTGGCCCATTCCATGTTTAGCAACTCCTCCGCCACGTAAACCTTGACGCATAATGCTATGATTAACGCCGTGAGTTTGAATTCCTATTTTGCTCATTTATTTATTTATTTTTCCTTTGCCAGTACCACGACCAAATTTTCCATAGGATTCGTCACGACTAGCTTTTAATTGTGCTGGTGTTCTTTTTTTTCTAATTCTCATTGCAATGGATTCATCTTTTCTGTCAATGTATCCTTGCTTCTTAGCTTTGCCACCTTTCTTCATACCACTTGCGTATGGAAATCTAACATTGCTTCTTACTCCATTTTGTCTCATTATTTTCTCCCCTTCATTAATGCTCTACCAAAACCACGTTTCGCAATTCCAGTAACGCTGCCACCTTTACTTTTCATTGCTCTACCGCCTTTAGCAGCAGCAAAGTTTGGATCATCAAACATATCAAAATTTGGATATGGTGGTTTATATGGGCTTAATTTTTGACGTCTCATAATAGCGTCATCGTATCCACCACCTGTATACGCAGCATCTGATGTAAATTTTGCTTTATCAGCACCACTTACACCAAGGTTTTTACCTCTGCCTAACATTGCTGCTCCACCAGCTAATGCTAGTGCAGCTAAAATTTTTTTATTTCGTTTTCTACTTTTCTTTGACATAATATTTTCCTTGTTAATTGTTAATATAACTTACGTTTAAATGCAAGTCTATTTCTTCCCTCCATTCCTGAAGATCTGAGTTCCCTTAATACCAAAAATAC